CATGGACACAGATAAACAGGAAAAAGTTAAGGTACATTTAAAAGATTTACAGAGTCGTATGACAGAACTATACGAAAAAATAATTGTAATAGATAACCATCCACCTTATATGGTGGGGAGTGGGAACGAACAAGAAGTTGTTGATGAGTTTGAAACTCTAGCAGAGCAGTTTCATAAGGATGATTTTGATATGAGGCAACTTGGGATGACAGGGTGTATTTATGATGATGTTTGCCCAGAGTATGTGGTTTGCTGTTGCAACTGGTGTTCAGCTTTAGGACTCTGGAATGAAGAATTAAAAAAAGCAGAAAGGAAATACAATGGCACAAGTTAAAAAATATTGGGTTGAAGAGTGGTCGCAAGATACGAGGCATTTTGAAATTGAATCTAACCATGAGTTAGATACAGATATTTTAGAATCAACATATTGGCATGGAGTAGGGTCCTTTGATGAGAAAGAAGATGCTGAAGATATTACAGAAGAAGTGGTAATGGAGATGGAAGATAGAGGCTACGAAACAATCCCAAAGGATTTAAAAGTAACTGTTAAATTTACAGGCACAGAGTATGGTGATGACAGCCAGACTTGTAGTGGTGAATTTGCAGTAAGAAAAGATGTAAATATTTTATCAAATCATCAAAAAGATATAGTGGAAGAACAAGATGGTGAACAAGATGTTCCGGATTATGGAGATAGAATATGAGGCAATTAACATTTGAGTTTAAAGGTGAAGGGTATGATAGCAAGTACGATAAAAAACGATTAATAACACAGCTTCAAAGAGTTTACGATATGATGAGAGATAGTGAGTGGAGAAGCCTAAAAGAAATTTCAGATACTTTGAGTTTGATTTATGACAATCGTTTTCCGGAAGCCAGTATAAGTGCAGACCTAAGAAGTTTTAGGAGAGCATCACATGGTTCCAGTATAGTTGAAAGACAAAATGAGGGACATGGATTATTTCTTTATAGACTGATACCATCTCCAGAAACAGAAGAATTGTTTGCGAACAAGTTCTAGTAGGAGTGTACACATGCACAGAAATACATGGAAATCACAAGAGAGAGAATACGCTAAGAAAATACATGGAACAAGAATCCCTGTAACAGGGCGTAGTGGGTCAGACATACCTGATATAACTTCCCACACCATTGTTGGAGAAGTCAAGAAGGGTGCTGTTTGCTCAAAGAAAACATTAAAGGCATTGGAAGGAATAAAGGAAGTGGGTAAGTACACTCACAAATATCCTATTCTTTTTCAGGCTCATAAAGACAAAGGTAAAAGAGATGTACAACATGTTGTTACTCTTTACCTTGATGATTTTTTAAAAATAGCAAGACATTTAGTTTTAAAAAATGAAAATCACAATCAATTATTAAAAAGTAGAAAAGACTTATCAATATGAAATGGGGTAAACTAAGTGAAGCAACAGAAGGAGAAAAAGTGTATTCAATAGTATTTAAAAGGTATTTGGAAGATTGTAATGAGAAAGCAATGTTGCTTCCGGATAAGTTTTCTTCGGCTCTTGTCGGGGTTGCTCACGAGTTCAACAATTCTTTAGCAATATATGATTCAGTAAAAGTTATTTCATGCTTGATGGTCAATGACGACATGACAGAAGATGAAGCTAGAGATTATTTTGAATATAATATAAAAGGTAATTATTCTGGAGAGGGAACACCATTGTTCTTAGATTCAGTTAATGATATACTTCTATGATAGCCAACTCCTTTCGGCTAAATGACAAACCTAATCATTCTTCGGCAAAAAGAGATTAGGTTTTACCTATAAAGAGGTAGTGTACACCACCACTCTTTTTTTTTTAAAGACTAATTAGTAATCTCACCTACAAGGACTGCCAAAAGAAGCAAGAAAATATACACTAGAATGGCTATATCGTACCATTTCATTAATTACATCCTGAAATCAAACTGATAGAACTTCTTTCTATCTTCGCTTCTTTCTTTGCAATCTGGACATACCTCTGGGGACTCATCAAAGCTCGTCAGAACCTCAAAAGTTTCTTTATCACAGTTTTCATTGTTGCATATGTATTCGTACAAAGGCATGTATGTGTACACTTCCACTAATATTTTTTTTATTTAATTCTCGTTTAGATAATATTGCGAATTTAATTAGGTTTTCTTGTTACCTCACCCATTAAAACTTCAATGTTGCCATCTACTACCCAATTTGCACTTGTAACTGTACTTGATACTGTTAATGCTTTAGATACTAAAGAATTATCTCCACCGATTCTATTAAAGGTAATTTCTAATTCACCTATGTCCAATTTTTTAAGGTCACAAGTGCCACCACTAGAAACAATATTTTCTAACTTCAGTTCGTTAACATAAACTTTAGTAGCACTAATGCTATCTAATGGAGAAATGTGTATTCGGTCATATAACCCACCTTCTGTCTGCAATAGGTCTGCCATATAGTAACCACCTGATACTCGTAAGTTAGGTATTGTAGATGAAGCTGTTTGGTATACAGATAATCCATCAGCTTGGTTATTAGTAAGTGTTACTTTATTTGCATTTATATTTTCAAGGTTTAATGTTTTACAACTATTCCGACTAAATGTAAGTTTACCTATTTCAATCCGTGTGTTGTTACCATCAATTAGTATAGCTTCAGTTTTACCACTAGGTAATGCAGATGGTTGACCATTGCTTGCATACGATGTTCCTACGTTTACATTTGATATATCTATAGTTTCTACTGGAGTATCGTTTAATAAAACTCTTAATGTGTTAGTTGTTACTTCTTCTTTAAATTGTTCTTCTAATTCAGAGTTAGGCATATTAGATGGTGCAAGATATACACCTGCATCACGATTGCTAAAAGACCTCTCTGCTAATATAGTTTCGTTTACTACTACACCAGTACCAACTGTTGAACCTACTGCTAGAAAACTCATAGCCATCTGTGGACTAAATCCTAGTTTAAGAAGGGCATTATATGGTAGTGCTAATGTTTGAAAGAACCTGTGCCATTTTTTGCTTTCGCTATCTAAATAATCTACTTTAGCCATAACGTAATCTCGTACAATTATGCCCTTTTTATAAATTTGTATAGCTAACAACAATGGTGATTTTAAAATAAAAACAATCATTCTAACAAAAGCTCTTGCAATGTCATAAATAAAATTAGCCATTCCTAATATAAGTTTGCCAATACCTTTAACAATATTTACAGGTAATTTAATTATTGACTTAATTATTTTTATTATTCTTTTCATCTTGAATATAGTTCTCCAATAACAATTATACTTCCTAAACACAAGGCAAGCAAAGCAGTAGAAGTTACTAATTTCTTTTTAGTTTGTTTTTTATTCGTTTTCAAGTACCTTCATTCCTAATGCTATAATCCCACCTATTGTAGCTGTTGCTAGTTCAGGGACCCCTTTTAATGCACCAATAGCTGCTAGTATACCTAGCACTACTATAGCTAAAAATATTTGTGGTCTAAGTTTACCCATTATTTCTTTTTCTTTCTTTTTAGTTTTTTAAAATCAGCACCAGTAATTTTGTTTCTAGGTTTAGCAACTCTAGCTATCTTCATCTGTGCTTTACTATATTTTTTTTTACCTTTTGGTTTTGGCATAATTCCTCATTAACTTTTTTTATTTCTTCTTGCAAAATTTCTAGCAGCTTCTTTGCTGCTAAATCCCCATGCTTTTAAAGCAAGAGCAAGACGAGTTGGTTCTCCGTTTTTCTTTTTCATTGAACCAGCCATGCCACCAAATCTAGCAGCAAAACTAACACGTCTACCAGAAGTGCCTGTTTTTAATGGTCTTTTAAGATTAGAACCTTCAGTTCGTTTAAAATGAGCACGACCTTTAGCGTTAAGACCACCTTTAGGATTTTGAAATGCTTTTTTAACCATTATCTTTTCTTAGCTGTTTTTTTAGATTTTCTAAAATCTTTAGCTGTTGGTGCACCTTTGCTTCCCGGCTTTCTCATTTTTTCACCAGACCCTGCTTTAATTCTTTTTCTTTTAGCGTGTATGTTTGCATACAAACCTTTTTTCTTTTTTTTAGGAGCCATTATTTTCCGTTTCCTTTAAGTATGTTTAATCCTTTTTTACCACCTAATGAAAGCCACTCTTGAGGAGTAACCTTTCCATCTTCAAGTATATCAGCAAATAAATTTCCTATTCTTTTAAGTTCTTCTTTATCATCTACATTTTTAAGTGATGCTAAAAAAAACTTTACAATATTCTTGTATGGTTGTGGTATCAAAGGCATTAGTGATGTAAATAATTTCATCATTTCCCTACTGCTTTCTGTGATTGTTTATGTGCTTTAGTAAAAGAAGCACCCTTAGACATACGTTTCTTCATGTCTTTTAGATGCTTTACTGTGTGGTGTTTGCCGTGTTTTTTCATAGCTTGTTGTTGTCTTGTAGACAATCCACTCATGCTTACACCTTTTACTTTAATTGTTTTTGGTTTAGTAGCCATACCCTCTCCTAGTTGGCTTTTTCATTTTTTTCTTTTTAACTGTTTTCTTCATTCCCTTCTTCATCGGTCTTTTCTTCATTCCCGGCATTGGTTACCTCCTGTAACTTTCTGTTTAAATCTAAAACTAGAAGTTCTAGTTCAGCTATTCTTTGATTGCGACCTTGTATCAAAGTTAATAAATCTGCTTTAGTCTGTTCTTCACTTGTCATTCTTTTCTCCCAAAGGTTTATTAGTGTCTGTTACTCCATCTTTTCTTTGTTGAAGTAAATAATTGTAATCTTCTGTTATTGTAGACAATGGACCTAAAACATTCAAAACTTCTGCTTGACTGCTACCTTGTGTAAGGGTAGCCATCCTGTTCTCCCACTTCTTAATATAACTATCTTTTTGATGTTCATTAACTTCTTTAGTATTAAAACTACCATCATCTAATTCTTTTTTTATTCCTGACCAAATAGTTATTTCTCTTACCCTGTCAGATGCTGTTCTTCTCATATCTTCTAGGTTAAAATTCATCCTATCAATTTCTATTTCTAATAATTGTATTTCTAAATCATCTTTACATTCTTGTATTTTTCTTTTTATTTGTTCTATTTTTATTAGTTCTTCTTTGTAATTAAAAACAGTTAATCTTATTTGTTTATACATAACTGCCATTTCTCTAACAGACTGCCAGTATTTACTTGCTTTAGTAGGAAAAGCACCATCATTTAGTACAGAGTAACGCATTTCAGTTTCAGTTCTGTATATTTGATTTTTTAATTTATTTTCTTCAAGCTCTACCATTAAATCTTTTAAATAGTCTGATTCTTGTGGGTTTAGCATAGGAAAGTTGCTCATGTTACTCCAATGTTGGTTTAGTTGCTTGTATAGAATTTTCACCTAAAAGATATTTGTTTTCTGAATTGTATGTATCTACTTCATCATTTAGTATGCTTTGTGCTTGTGATGCTGTTAACTCTGTAAGATTGCATTTTCTAATGTGATTAGCAGAAGCATCATTATCTTCTACTTTAACTATAGTAGAACCATGATACCTTTTATACCAAAAGTATTTGCCTTTAAGTTTGTATTCTCTTGTTTGTTGAAAATATGTCATTGTTACCTATCAAAATAATATACTGCTGCATCATTAGTCGTATTGCTTTTACCATAATCTCCAGTAAATAGACCACCTGCACCACCTGTTCCTGTACCATTGCCACCATTATGACCTGCTGATGAATATTGTGAGTTTCCATGAGTTCCACCTACTGCCCATGCAGAACCATCCCAATTAAAAGTTGAGCCATCAGTTCCGTCATTTCCATTCTGTGATGTTGCTAAACTAGAGCCTGTTCCAAATGCACCACCTGCAAGCATAGCTTCACCAATGTCAGGGTGGTCGCTACTTGCACTCCATGTGCCTGTAAATACCCATGTTTGAGCTTGAAAACTTCTACTACTACTATTGTCAGATGTTGCAGTTGTGTTATAATATCCACCTGTAGTAATGCAATCACTTGAACTATTACCAGCAGTATGAGCTGCGTAAAGATTTCTAGGAGCATCAGGTCTATCCCCAGATGTTGACCAACTACTACCACCCCAATATTCACCATTTACAATACTGTTGCCACCAAAAAAATAACAATCATTTGCACTAGGTCCACAAGCATTAGCATTTTCAGCATCTTGTCCTAGAGTTTGACTTTGATTAGTCATAGTATCTCCACCTGTCCATTCTTGAGTATCATTTTGTGCTTGATAACTATTATTAGCACCACCAGCAATTAATGCAGAAGAACCTGTACCAGAACTTGCTGTTCCATAATAAGAAAAAGACGAAGTTGCACTTTCAGTTGTTGCAGAACCATTCCATGTTTCTATGCTTGTAGTAGTTGCATTTGATGGGTCTACTCTACCCATACCAATTACTACTGCTGTTCTACTTACTGCACCCATGAATGCACGACTTCTTCCTACGTTCATAGCATTAGATTGTTCTGACCATACACCGGGACCTAATCCTCCACCAGCAGCAGAGCTTCCAAATCCTAATACTTGATATCCAAACTTAGCCATTACCCATCCGTACTAGCACTTGATGTGTATTCAAATAATATACCAACTAACCTTGCATCTCCTGCCATATCATCATTGCCATCACTTACATCTCTAAATACTTGGAAATATAATAAATCTCCATCAGCACCACTACACGCTATATCTCCTGATTTAGCACTAATGAGTAATTCTGTAGCATCACCCTGTGAATCATCTTGGGTTACAACTGCTGTGCCGTATGCGGCATCTATTTCTTCGTTATCGTTAAGTGATAATACTTGTGTTCCCCATGCTACACCTGTGGTTGCTGCTATACCAATCCAATAGAAGTAAGCATTTACGTTTCCACCATCCCATGATTTAGGCATTGCTATAGAAAATTGTGCATGTTCATCAGAATCTTTATCAAAATCTAAAACATGAAAGTCAGGTCTACCATTAGTACCTGCTGCTACTGTAGATAAATCTGCACAACCTGCGTTATCTCTAGGAGTCATAGCTTGTGCTGGAACCCATATATTTTCTACTCCTGCTTTTTTAATTAAAGAACCTTCAATAGTTACCTCACCTGATGCAGACCTTGCTAAGGTAGTATCTGATGCGTGTCCTAAATTAATATCACCAGTTCTTACTGCACCTGTTGTTGATATAGCAGATGAACCTGTGTCAATAGTGCCAAACCCAGAAGTAATTGAACCTGCGTTTAAAGCACCACTTGTTGTTAAATTGGCTAATGTAGTTATATTAGCTTGAGTACCTGATGTTACTGTAGCTGCTGTACCACTTGTGTTACCAGTTACGTTTCCAGTTAATGTTCCAACGAAACCTGTAGCAGTTACCTTACCCGTACTTGGGTTGTATGTTAAAGTGCCATCTGATTCTAAACCTATGTCGCCACCATCAACATCACCACCTGCTGTAAATATAATTGCATTGTCTTCATCTGTAGATTCGTTATCTGTAATTGTAACTGTAGTAGCTACTGCTGCTGTTCCAGAGTAACCAGATGATGTAATTGTACCTAGTGATGCACTTGCATCTTTAAATGTAATTGTTCCACCATCTGCGTTTAGTTCTATGTTTGCTTCAGCATCAAGAACAATGTTGCCTGAACTAAGTGAATCAATCTCTGCTATCTTAGGTGTGGTTAATGTTTTGTTAGTAAGGGTATCTGTTGATACTAAAGATACTAAAGTTGAGCTTGAACCTGCTGGTAGTGTAAGAGTGTTTGTTACAGCTTCACTATGAGCTTGTGCTTTAATAGTCTGCCCATGTGAGTTGCTTTCACAATTTAATATAATACTTCCGGGATTAGTGTTACCTCTTACCTCAATTAATCCTGTACCATGTGGTGCTAATTTTATATTTCTATTACTAGCACCCGTTACTATTGAATTTGTAAGAACATCTAAATCGCCACCAAGTTCTGGTGTAGAATCATTTGCAACGCTGGCTATACCACTTGATGTAGCAAGACCAGATACAACTTGTGACCTAGCAACTTTTTTAAGTCCACCACCTGATGTGTCTACTGCTAAAAATACATCATCATCTGCTATAGATGATATTTCTGAAAGGCTACCTACTGCTGTTGGGTTAAAATTAGTACCATCTGCAATTAACAACATGCCTGATGTGTTAGTACCCATAACTAGGTCATCACCTGTTATAGTAAGGTCACCACCAACAGTTACATCGCCTGTAGTTGTTACTGTATCTATATAAGCATCTTTCCATCTAACACCAGTAGTACCTAAATCTACATCACTATCTGATTGTGGACCAAAAATATTATCAGCTAGATATACTTGTTCTACGTTTGCTGCGTAAAAATGTATTTCATCTGCTGTTTCAAAATCAATTTTAGTTTGGTCATCTTCACCAATTTTAATGTCAGTAGCAAGTAAAGATGTTATTGATGTTACTGCACCACTAGTTACTACTGCTGTGCCACCAACTGTGATTGCATCAGCTTCTACTGTGCCGTCAAAGTGTCCGTCTTTAAATTGCAAAGAAGATGAACCTAAGTCTATGTCATCATCTGTTACAGGTAATAATGCACCATTAGTAAGTTTAATTTGGTCTGCACCATCTGCTCTAAATAAAATTGTGTTGTCAGTTGCAAAGTCTATGTCATTGTCTGCATCTCTACCAATTACTAATGCTGTGTTAAGAATAGAAGTTACACCTGTTATAGCATTTTGCCATTCTGGAGCCGTAGCACCAGAGTTTACCATAAGAACTTTACCTGCTGTACCTATACCTAATCTTGATAAAACTGTAGTTGAAGAAGCATAGGCTAAATCACCTGCTGCTTGACTATCAAATACATGTCCTGTTCCGTCAGTTGATTCAAACTCTGATTGAGATATTTGAGAACCTACCGATTTATGTTGAAATTCATTTGCCATTATGTAGTTTTAACCTCCGTCATTTCTAACGTAAATACTCTAGTCTGCTCTGGAGCAGTATTCCTATTAGCATACACTCTACTTGATATTAAGTCATCCGTGTATCTAAGATTTACATGGTGAGAAGAGCCATCTATATCTGTAAATAATACGAATGGTTCTTTTCTTAAAGTTTCTAAATTTGTTATGTCAGCACTTGATAAACCAGACTTTACAGTTCTTCTAAGCTGTAAACTTCTTTTATCTGTTAATTTAGCAACTGCTGTCCATTTTCTATAATCAATAGGATTCCAAGCTGCATGAAACACCAAAGCCGTAATTCTTGGTGCAGAGCTTGTTACATTACTTGTAAATTGTAATTTAAATCTTATCCTATCAAAATTAGTTAATGTACTTAATGTACTTGTTACAGTTTGACCAGAGGAAGTAAATTTACCATCACTACCCCAAGTATTCCAACCTGCACTATCATCATCTGAAGCATCATCTGTTTTATAAAACACAGTTACAAATTTATTAGAATCTAAATTTAAACCAGTTAATGTAAGTTTTACACCTGTTTTATTTACATCTGGAAAATTAAAGTTTACAAAAGGTGAATAAAAATTACCGGTAAATTGCTGTTCTGTAATTGCATTTAAAGCAGGATTTTCATTTCTAACAGGCATTCTAACTCTAAAAAATCTTGGTTCCTTTTGATTGCTTCCATCATTTGCATTGTCATCAATGTCAGAACCAAATACAAATAAACTATTTCTTTCTGAACCTTGGAATTTACCCATATGATAAACCTGTGTAAGACCAAAACTAGCTAACGTATGTGCTACCTCAACAGGTGCACTTGATGCGTTATCTCTTTGAGTTCTAACTGATAATAATTTTACTGTTTTAGATATACCTGCACCTGCAAAGGCAAAAGGATAAGTATATGGAAACCCACCTTCGCTACCTAAATCGTCTGCAAGTGCTACAAATAAATTGTTTTTATCTTGTGCTAATCCAGATATTCTTCCACCAAAACCTCTAAAGGTCGGTGCTTTAAACAAGAATGATTGGTCTTCAAATACATAAGAACCAGCAAAACTACCTTGTGAAATTTTAAAAAACGATTGGTCACCACCTGATGCAAAGATAGCACCACTTCTTCCTTGTGCTACTCTAAAGTTATGATGGTCTGGAAAAAAGTTTGCTTCCGGTTGTAAATCAAGAAACTTGTTAGTTGCTCTATCGTATTGTAAAAGACCATCTTCTCTACCAACATAAAGTAAATCATTAGAACTAAATAAGTTTACTATTGACCTGTCAGCATTTCCTGCTACTATTTCTGTTCCAAAATTAGAAACAGTTTCTGGATTAGTAGAAAGATTTATTGTATTAGCTCTGCTTTTAACTAAAGCTAAATCACCACTTGCGTTTCTTGCTACAGTAAAATATCCGGCTTTACTGTTAACATTATTTCCAGAACTTGCAGGGTCAGCCCATGTAGTTCCATTACTTGATATAATATAAGTCTGTTCTGTTTCTATAATCATGCTTCCTTCTGTGCTTGAGTCAGCTTTGTATTCACCTCTAGCTGCATATAAAACAGAATTACCTGTTGCTTGAGAATGATAACTAGCAAGACTTGTAATAGAATATGCACTATCCCAATAAACAGGTTTCCAGTAGTTTAAAGAATCATCCCATTGTAATATTTGTCTACCACATCCAACATAAACATTACCACCAAACTCTTGTGGCTCTGTTGCAACTACTCCACCTTCAGGGATAATTGAAAAATCATCTAAAGCAAAAGTATCCCCTGATGCACTAAATGTAACTCTAATTTCTATACCAGTAGTATCTGATTGTATAGTTACGTTTAAATCTGTAGTTGACGAACCAGATGATGTTATTGCTGTAAAATCTGTAGCCGACACAGCTTGAGATGATGTAGTAGGTGTGCTAGAACCTCCACTTTCTATAATACTAACTGTTGCTGTACCAGAACCAGATACTCTTTTTAGATATGCATGTAAAAATATTTTTCTTCCTTGAAACGAAGAAGCATTATTAAGAGTTTGAGTTACATATTGACTTGTTCCTGTAGTTACAACCTTTGCTCCTGATTTACCACTTCTTACATAAGTAGAAGTTGTGTCAGCTTCAAATGTCATTCCACTTGCTGATTTAGTCCAAGGTAATATTGAGAAGGAATCAGAAATTACAGTTTCAAATCTACCATTCCTAAGCATAGTATCTGACTCATCAATTAGATAACCAGTAGTTATCTCACCTTTAAACATAGCCAAAGCATCCTCTGTGTAGCCGTACACAGCCTTTGCAGCGTTTGCCTCACTTGCAGTACCAAACTGCTCTATAAACGATGCTCCAAAGCCTCTGTGCCATGTTTGCTGGTCTAATACAAGTCCTATATCTGGTGATTGTTGTTGATAGTTTGCTGAATCGCTAACTTGTCTTGGTGGTGCAGGAGAAACATGTTCTATCCTATAGCCACCGGGTAGGTTATTAGAACTCTTATGAAGTTTTACACCTACTACAGAGCTTGACCCATCTGTTTTGCTTAATACAATATCTGAATCAGACTTAGCAGTTGGCATTAGTAGACTCCTTTATATAATGCAATAGGAGCCATACTACCTGTAGAGGCATTAGCCATGTTCCTAAAATGACCAAACCTTCTTTGTGCAATCTGAAATTCAGTATCATCAAGTTGGTCAATGTCTTGCTGGAACCACAACATTGCTGCTGTTGCATATAATAATCTTAGTTGGTCACCTTCTATTTCCATAGTATCTGACCCTGATGACACAGAAGATAAGTTTCCCATGCCTCTAACTCTAAGCTGATGATTTGGTCCAGTCTTATGTCCATGTATAACAATGTTATCTTTTTCTTCTCTCCATCCTAATATAGGGTCACCTATAGGTTGAGGTAATTCGCTTTGACCTGCTGTTACAACAAGTTCGTCTGCATAAAATACAAAAGCATCAGTTGCACTTGTTACATGCAAACCAACTTTTACACTTGTGCCTAAATCTTTTGCATCTAAAGTGTGAGTTAATCTTTCCCAGCCACCACCACTATGGGTAGTTCCTGTAGAAATAGTGTCAGAATCTATTTGTATTCCAACAGAAACTCTACTTGCTGTTTTTGAGTACACCCACATACCAGCATTTATTTCTTCACCTTTATAATTAGTTCCACTAGGAACTGTAAGCAATGCTGTATTTACTGTACTTGCTTGTACTTGAAATTGTGCTGAAGATGTTCCACTAAATACCATCCAGTTGTCTGGAGATGAAACTTCTTCTTCTTGAGTAATACTTGTAAATCCTGAATTTACCCAATCAGCAGGAGTTGTAGAGTTAGTCCAAGTTTCAAAATCACAGTTAAGAGTTCCAACAATGTTATTGCCAAAAGACTTAGCATCTATTCTGGGTTCTTGAAATATCTGTCTTACAAAACCTTCTCTAATAGAAGTTGGTCTTGCATATTTATCCTGATGTCCTGCTAAAGTTAAAGTTCTGTCTTCTACATGTTTATACAATCTAGGAAATACATCTGAAGCAGCATCATTTAAACTATCCCTAAGTTGGTCAGGGTCATACCTGTAAAGCTCAAAAGTAGCCTGTGTGCTACTATCTGATGTCAAAGCAGTACCTGATACAGTAATTGTGCCAGAACTTGCTGCGTAATCTGTTACACGTCTTACAGTATCATCATTGTTAGCACTTGTAATTTTAATAAATGTATCTATCAATGCATCATCATTATTAAATCCAGAGTCTGTAAGTTCTGTAGAAACTACTGATGTATTTGCTGCAATAGCAGTTGTAGTAGTAAAAGACCCTATAAACGCACCAATATACCTTCCAAATTGAGGTAACATTGTATTTAGTGTAGTTGTTGCCATTAAACTGGAACCTCCGTAGTTTTCCCTGATTGAACGTCTACTCTTATTTTAAGTGGTCTTGTCAAGCCACTAGGTTCTGTTTTCATAAATAAAAACTCTTGTGCTATTACTTGACCTGTTACAGGGTCAGTAATATTAAAACTTTGAATAACAGGCATTCTTCCTGCCATCTTTCTTTTAGCTAAGTTAATTCTATTCTGTTCTATTGTTGTTCCTCTGTTGCGAGAGTCACGATGTTTTCTTACTTCTTCGTAAACTCTCTCTCCAGCTTTAGTATCATCAGAATGTTTTGTAGCTAAATCTGCTGCCATTTGGGCATGAGATTCTGTATCACCATAACCAATCTTGCCCTCTGGTATTACCATTTTCATTTTTCTACCATTTTTTTCAACAGTATGTTCTGAAACTGATATTTCAGGTTCTTCTTTAAATATATTATTTTTACTTGACTTGTTATACTTGCCCATTATTACGCTGTTCCTGTAATAACGACTCCATGTATACCATTGTTAGCAGTACCATAAGATACGTTAATAACAGAGTCTGTACTTGTAGCTTCAACCATTTTGATATTTCTCAATGTGTCTACACCATATATGCAAAAACTATCTCCTGCACTAATAAGCACACCCACAGCAGTTGCTGGGTCTGTGCCATCTAATCTGTATCTAATAGCTGCTGTTTCAACTGTAACTTGTGCAAAGTTTACATCAACAGGTACTGTAAGTGACCTTACAGTTGCATCTACTGCTAGCTTTTCATGTCCAAATGCCATGTTTTCTCCTTTATGCAATGAGAGGGAAAATCCCTCTCATCACACTAATTATCTTATGTAGCACCTGTTGTAGATGTCCAGTTTGACCCGTTCCATCTTACATGTGCTTGTAAGTTTTGTTCAATAACGCAAATTGCTGCATCAGAGTTGTTACCATCTCTAAGTGTGATAGCTTCTGCTGCATCAGCCGTGTTTCTAATCCAAATATCACCTAGCGAAGTAGTTACGCCAGTTTCAGAAGTATCTACATAAAGTAAATCAACTGTTCTACCAGAACCTGCTGGGTCCCAGTTTTGATATTTGTCAGTAGCTGCTGTGATTGTAAAGTCACCTGCTGCAATATCTTGCGTATTAACTGAACTGTATTGTAAAGTTCCTACACTCATTTATTCTCCTATTTTAGGTAATTTTATTTTTTGAGGTTTTGGTTTCTCCGTTTCCATCTTGGGGAGCTGCTCTTCTGTCTTAGATGCTACAACCTTTGCAGGGAGCTTCATAAGACCACCTTTCTCAAGATACCCAACGATGCTTTCTGGAAACATCCTTGCCTTGCTTCTATCTAACCGGACTGCATCACCATTAAGGGAGCGAGTAGGAAGATATATGTAAGCCATGGTAGGGTCATCAGACCAATCAGGTTCGGGAAGTTCTTTTAGATTGTTATCTTTAAGATGTTTCTCAAGAATATCATTCCATCTCTTCTCAAACTTAATTCCTTTAATGATGGTTTCCCATCTGTCTAATAAAGTAGTCATTTCTTTCTACCTCTCCTACCTCGTCTTCGCTTCCCAGCATTAACTTGACTAACAGGAGCAACCCTATCAGCCTTGCCGGAAGACGGAGAACCAATAATTTCTTCTTTAGTTTTGACGAATGCTTTTACATATTCATCAGAGAAGACTAATTTGTCACCTTGCAACTTAGATTTTCTTTTTACTTTAGACAGATAGTGTCCAATCCTATCCGTTTTTACACGAAAAGGGTCACCACTTACTGAATCAAAGATTGTTGTATAAAGATGTTCTTCATTATTATCAATCTCTTTTATAAAGTAATCTTGTTGCTTAGTAGTCATTTAATCTCCTTATATAGCGTCTGAAGCTCCGAGCATTTCAACACCCCATGGGTCAGCTACTTCAGCTTCTCCCCATTCACCAACCATTACCATTTCGGTACCTCTTAGTGAAGCATCTCTTTCTTCTTCAGCTTCCATTTCATGTGCCATAGCCAAAGCTATTGCATCTGGAACGAAAATTGCTCCTTTAGAGTCACCAGAACCATCTCGTGTCAATACACCTGATTGGTAAATTGGAACACCAAAGGCTCTTTCATTTCCTCTAAAGTAGTTTTGTACCACATCAGCAGTAATACCTTCTGGAATAGGCTGTGCAGCCATACCAGTAGTTCCACCACCTTGGATACCAGTTACTTCTTGTACGAAAGCTCTAATCTGCTCTGGGTGGAATACACCACTTGGAGTTCCCGGAGCCATTCCGAAAGAAGCATTGTTGTCAGTTTTTAAGTAAGACACAGCACCTGCAACGTGGTAGTAAGTAAGGTAGCTTCCTGCTGCTCCGATTGAGTTTGAAAACCCATCAAACAGAGTTGTAAGGTCGCTTTCTAGCAACCTTCCTAAAGCTCCACCTTGTACTTCACCAACGTGTGCAAGTATGTCTTCGTTGTTTTGTCTAGAAAGTCTATCAGAAACAAAAGTCATGATTCCGTGTTCAGAAGCAGTAATGCTTGTCACAGTAACAGAAAGTTGTTCAGGAGCTGATATGTCAATACCTTCAGTAACTGCTACAGCATCGTTTCTACCCCAAATTGGAATGTTAACTTGCTTTGCACCTTGAGGAATATCATATCTACTCACTAACTGGTTTGTTGGACCAGCCGGTTCTATATTTGAAATTGCATTAGCAATAACAATTTTAGACATGTCTGACAGACTTGAACTTGACGATAATGTCAATCCACTTGCCATTGTATTTTTCTCCTAATTTTTAAAGGTTAGTATAACCTTGATTTTTTAATTCTTTTCTAGCTTGCCTAAATTGTGTTGCATCAATTTGGTTATTAGCCATCATTTCTGCTAAATCAGCTTGAGATGTAACTCTCCCTGAACCACTTTTAGGTGCACCAGAAGTAGACGGAATAGGTGCTTGTTCAACTTTAGGTTCCTCTTGAACTGGAGTTTGAGTAGCTGGAGCTGGAGTTTTTATTGCTTCAATATTTTTCTCTGCTAGCTTAATAGCTTGCCTAGTGTTCATACCTTCAGCATAACCTTTCCAAACCCTGCTATCCCTAATATCTATGTTCAAACCACTTTCATTAATTAAATCTTGAGTCATATTCGCTAAAACAGTTTGGTCTGCACTCATCTCTTGCTGAACTTGGGGTTCCTGTTTAGGAGCCTCTTGTTTTTTTTGCAGTTGAGATTTGTAATACTCTGCTTGTTCTTCAGGCGACATTTCTTGAATTCTAGATTCTTCAATGATTTTAGCTTGTTCCCTTAAAGGATTAAGCACCTCGTCTATTTGATTTTTAAGTTCTTTTTGCTGTGATGCTGTCCAGTTTGCAAAACTACCTTTAAAACTATTTAAAGATTTAGTAGTAGCACTTTCAACCATCTGTTGAATTTCTTCGGGTGACAGAGGTTTTTCTTGTGCCTTAACTTCCTCCGTTACCTGTTCAGTAACTTCTTGTTCTACTTTTTCTGCAACTTGTTCAGCAATCTGTTGCTCTTCTGCCTTGACAGTTTCTTCTGAAGCCGTGACTTCTTTTTCTTCTAACATGAGCCGTAACCCTTTCTATTGTTTAAAATATATTTATAATCTACAACGAACCTTGATATTCTTCAAGTGTAAATGGTGTTGGATATCTCCAAACGTCTTCTTTTCCCTTATTTAAAGAGTTTTCTAATTTAGTTGTATAACCCCATCTGTACAAGAAACCATCAACTGATTTGTCTAATTTTCTAAGTTCTCTTCTAGCACCCCCTATTAAAGAATTCATAGTTCTTATAGTGGGGTAATTTTTTAATATTTCTGCTTTTACAGTTTCGTTTGGTTCTAATTTCCATCTTTTATAAGCCAAAGCATCTGATTCACTTACATCATTAATAACTGCTCTTTCTGTTTCTTTCCAGTAATATGCAAAATAATCTTTTGCAGCGTAATATTCAGCAACTATTGGTGGATGGTCTTTTGCAACAATGCTTCTAGCTTTTACATAATCTAAAACATTTTCAATACCTTTTTGTTCCCATCTATTTTTAAAATTTGTTATAGCTTCATCTCTAGCGTACCAATCTGTTTCTCCAGTTATTGTTTCTAATTCAGGATTTATTACAACAGCGTTTATGTAATCTTGATAAGCTACGTCAAGCACATCATCTTGATAATCTATTTTTGGAAGTGTTTCTTTTTCTCCTGCTATGTCAGTCCAATACATGCCAACTAAACTTAAATCACCTTCTTCTGTTCTAACTCTAAGGGTATTTCTTGAATCATAGTATTCATCACTTGCTGAAGCTAAATAAGTTGTTCGTAATCCTGCTGGGTCTAAAACACCTCTGTTTAACATTTTTACACCTTCTTCTACTTGAGAATTGTAAGTTTTTAATATTGCTTGTGATTCTTTATAATAATTATTTAATTGACCCTGAACTTCTGTGCCTCTTCTAGCAGATACTTCTTTAGATGTTGCTTCTAAAGTTTTTAAATATTCTGATTCTCTAGTAATTAAAGTTCTTTCTACGTTAGTTAAATCATTCCATTTTTTGCCATAAAACTCATCTGCAAATTCATCTCTTACTCTTCTTCTTTCATCAAATACATCTATTGGAGTTGACCTAAATCCAATAAGTTCAGCAGCTAAACCAGCTTTATTTAAATCTGTCCATTGATAATCTCCTGTTACAGGGTCTGTAGTAAATACATTTTCTGCCCAAAAAGGAGTAAATTTATTTCCAATATATTTTGCTCTTGAACTTAAATCTGTTTCTAAAGGTTCTCCAAGAAAGTTAGAACCTGTAATCAAATCCCAAGCTGTGCTACTTGTTGGGGAAGTCCTCCCCTTTAACCATGCTAATATTGGATTTGTTCTGTCTTTTTCAAAAGTTCTGTCTTCTGCAAAACTATCCCCAGTTTTACTTAACATTCCTAAGAAAGACCTGTAAAAACCCCCAAACCCTACATCACTATCACCAATTCTTAGACTCATAAAATCTCCTCTAGTTGGGTCTAATTTTGGTTCTTGTCCTAAAGAAGAAGCCATTGCAGTATAAGTTGTGGTTCCAAACATTGCTAATCCAAGCAAAGACCTTCTAGCTAATTTACCTTCTAAATCTCCTTTAGTAAAAGCAGTTGCAATAAAACTAAGACAAGCTCTTGTATAAGAAGGTGAAAAAAACAAAAATGCTCTTTCAACAGCTTGCTGTGATGCAGGCAATCCTAAAGCAGCAGAATCTATACCACCTGTTGATTTCATTAAAAAAGAACCTATTTGTTTTCTTAATCCTTTTACAACTTCATCTCTGCTTGCACCTTTTGATAAACCTTTTTCTATTATTTCGTCAGCTTGTCTTTCTATCATAGGCTCAAACACTTTATAACCTTCTAGCTTAATAACATCCCCTGACACATTAAAAGCTCTTTGAGCTCCTCTAAATGCAGCAGCCGGAGTGTTTAAAACAAAGTTTATTCCTTTTGCTAAATGTTGATTAGGTACAATTTTTTCAACTGCTGTTTTTAAAGTTTCTGATATACTTGATATTCCAGAAGTTCCTGCAAAAGCATCAACTGCATCTTGAGTAAACCTTATATTTCCATCATCTACAGCTCTTCTTATTAAGGCAGGGTCTTGTTTGCTCATAATATAAGCTATATTAGATTTATCTACAAAAGCTAATGCTGCAAATTTTATAGACCTACCATAAACAGCAAATAATTTTGGATTAACTGCTGTAGCAGCACCTAAAGTTACAAGACCTTGTAACATATGCCATGAAAAATCTAATCCAGTTCCAACAGTTCTTAATACATTGTTTGCTCTTTCAAATGTTGAGATACCTGACCAAAGTTTAGTTTCTGGATTAAAATCAAATTCTTTTGCAATTTGTTTAGCTTGTGCATCATCTCTAAAAAAAACATTACTAAATTGCTTAGGTTTAATTTTATTTTCTGAAACTAATCTATCTAAATCATTTAAATTAATAGAGTCTTTAGTGCTAAATCTTCTACCTACAGCATCTGCTACATCATTTTTAGTTATTCTTTTACTTTTGCTTAATCCACTTAACATTTCATAAAGATGTTTAGTGTTTTCATTGTCTAAAGATTTTATAGATTTTGCTGTAATTGGTCCTGTAGAATTTACTAAATCATCAAGTGCTTTTAAATTAACATCATCAAGAATATTTACACTTTCAATTTTTCCTATTTCATCAACAAATTTTTGATTATTTATAATATTGTCAATTTGTCTTTTTTGTAAAAGTAAAGCTGTACTTACGTTATTAAATTTCATATTGCCATCAATTATAGCTTGAGTTATTTCTTCAGAATTTAAATTTCTAGTTTTTTGAAATTGTTCTATTTCTTTAAAAGTTTTCTTTACTCCTGTTTTTACTTCAAAAGTATTTTTCATATTTCCATCAAATGCTTTTAAAACAGTTAATTCGTGAGGAAAATATATTTGTTCCATTTCTGTTGTATTTAAAAATTTTGCAACTGATTTTGATACTTTAATATCTTGAAATAAACTTGCTACAGTAAGTCCTGCCTTTTTAAGTAAATTTCTTTGAAATGCAAGTTGCCCCATAGCATGTGCTGCACCAATAATTATTTCATCTGGAACATTGTCAAATCTTACATATTTTTTTAAATCTAATGCTGTAAGTTCATCTATATACTTACCTTCTTGTTTAGCAATTACTCTTATTGGTTGAGTAAACATTCCTGATATTAAATCAGCAGAATTTAATTTTCCTTTGTATGTTTTTATTTTAAATTCGTCTGGAAAATTTTTTCCTAAAGTTTGATACACATCTTTAAAATCTGAATCTTTTAAAGTTTTTCCATTAACTTTTAATTGTGGAGTTAAGCCATCAACATCTAAAAAATTATTAAATACATCATCCATATCATCTTCTGTTGCACCTGCTCTTCTACCTGAATTTTTAAATGATACTGCTCCAACATTACCTTGGGTTATAGCATCAGACTCTCTAATATTTCTTCTTAAAATAGCTTGAGTAAGGGGAGTTTGTTTTAAATATCTTCTTGTTCTGCCAAATAATTTATCTGAAGTATAATTCCAAGCTGCAATACCTTTTCCAAAATAATTGTCTGCAACTTTGTCATTTGCTCTTTTAAATATTCCAAACAACCCTTTGTCTGGTTCTATAATTTCATCTACACCCATAGCCATTTCAGCTTCTCTAGTTGTTTTTGGTTTTGAAAAAGGAACATTTTTAAATAGGTTATCTGGGTCTACTGCATCTACACTATCTGCTATTTTACCTTTACTTGCTAAATATTTAGTTCCTTTTCTGGCTGCTTTAAACCCTTTTACAATTCCAAGACCTGTGTATGTAGTAGGGTCAAAACCAATTTCAGCAGCAAAACCTGCTCCCGGCTTTAATGCTTTGTCTTCTTTAGCTTCTAGATATGCTTTTCTAGTTGCTTTTGCATAATCAATCCAACTTCCACCAGTAAAGGGAATAGTGAATTTAGCAGCTCCCCAAGGGTCATTTGGGTCTATATTTAATAATTCTGCTCTTCTTTTTCTTATTCTTTTATAAATAGGCTCATCAATCCCTGAACCACCTTCTTTTATTTGGTCTTCTCTTGACCTTTCTAAAAAAGTACGATTATTTTCTTCTCCACCCGGCACATTTAAAGAATAAAAAGTAGCTGCTGCTAAATCTCCGGAAAAACTTATTGCATCAAGTGCTTTTTGCCAAAGTTTCCTATCTTTAGGTTCTTCCTTTTCTGATGGTATTTGCAAATTTGTATTATCAAAAGGATTTCTTTCATCTTCTTCTCTAGCAGTTGCTGCTTGCCTTGCAATATCTGCTTGCTGAAACCTTCTTACTTCTTGCAAAGATTCAGGATTTAATCTTCTTCTAAGATATTCTCCTGATTCTATATCTTCAATTTTTTTAAAAGGATTGGGAGTGGTCATTTAAAACCCTCTTGCTGCACCACTAAATGGGTCTGCTGAAGTTCCTCTTCTTAATGTTCTAGGAGCTAATACAGAACTTCCTACATTTGTTCCAAATGGAGTGCTTTCTGCCACACGCCTTCTTAATGCATCTTCACCATATATTCCTGCACCTGCTGCTTGTGCTAACTGCATACCTGATTCTAATGGACTTGCTTCTTGTAATTGTCTTGCACTTGGTGGTACATATCCTGACCCAGTTCCAGAAAGATTACTGGTAACTGTTTGGTTTGTACTAACCGGCATCATTCCACCAAATGGTTGGTCTACATTCATTTCCGTTAAAGGAATAGGTGCCTGACCAAATGGTTGACCCATAGCTGTTTGTTGTTGCTGAAATGGTTGTTCTTGAAACGCTTGATTCTGTAATTGATTTAAAAATCTTCTACCTTCTTCAGTTCCAGTAGCTAAACCAAAAGCAACAGGGTCAGAATATATTCCTGCTAAAGTCTGTTGAACTTGTGGTCTACCAGATTCTCTTAATTGTTGTAATCTAAAATCACCCAGTTCTTGTTCAAATTGACCCGGTGCAGTTAACAATCCTTCTGAAGCACCAATTAGGGATACGTTTCTTTCTAAGTCTGCTAACTCTTGTGGTGATAGTCTATCTGCACCTACACCCATGCCTCTAGTAGATTGTATCTGTTGAGATATTATGTCAGATGTTTGACCTTGTAATTCAGTCTTTGCTCTCAACTGTTCTGCATAAGCATCTAGAGCTGCTTTAATTGCAGGATTCTCAACTCGCCTAGTGTTTGTAATTTGATAAAATTCTACATTTCCATCTTCATCTGGCTGACCACTTCCTCTAACTCCTCTATAAGAAGGATTTGGTATTTGTTCTGTTTCAGTAACATCTACAAATAAATCTTGATTTTGAAATAAATCTATAGGGAATCCCGGCAACGAATCAGTTGTTAAACCAAAAACACCTGTGTCAATTCCAAAGTTATCAAAAAGTTCATCTAAGTTACCCGGATTTACAGAAGGTTGTACATCTACAACTTCTGGTTCAGGGTCAATAGGGGTAACAAATCTAGAATCACCATTTTCTGTTTGGGTTCTAGGGTCTATGTCAGTTCCACTAAACATACCAGTACCCGGAGCAAAACCCGGTACCATTCCTGCTTCTTGTCCTATTCCCGATGGGTCAACAAAAGGTGGTGCAACTGCTGGAGGTGCTGTTCCATCTTGTTCAAAATCAAATCCTTGTGTTTGGTCAGCAACCTGTTGGTCTGTATCATCTCTTTTTGAAGATGGAAGATATAGTCCTGTTGTAGGGTCTGCTATTGAATTATTAAAATAATTTCGTACTACGTCTTTTTGAGTTACACCCGGAGTTATTTTAGAAAGTGCTTGTGGTATAACAGTAGAAAGTGCTGTCCAAAAAGTATTTGCTTCAGATAATTTATCAAAATCAATTCCTCTTCCAACAACTTCGTTAGCTTTTGTCCAAGAAGAAAGATAAGGATTGTAAGTTATATTTTCTCCGTTAACATTTGCAGTTCTTGTTGCTTCTGTTAAATAATCACCTAATTGTGAATACAATAATCTTTGTTCAGCAGGAATTCCTTTTTCTGTTAAATCTCCTATAGTCCTGTTGTTGTACATAATAAAATCATCGTATTCAATATCAGACCAACCTTTACCTTCTTCAAAGGCATTAGGAGTTACAGGAATTTCAAAATTTGATGCTAAAAAATTATTGCCTTCACCCGGTAAAACTAAATGATAAACTCTTACTGTTTCACCACCTTTTGAATATTCATATAATCTGTAATTTGAACCAGAATCATTTGTTCTATTAAAATTTCCACTAGGCTGGTCTTGTACAAGTCTTTTAGACCATCCACCAAAAGCTGGAGAAGTTTCACTTGATTTAGCAATCGCTTGTGCATTTGAATCTTTTAAAAATAAATCCATTTCTTGACCTTCGGCAGTTTTATTATGATTTCTTATCCAATATTCAGCAGTTCCTGTGTCAATATCTCCATCCTGTATCATGTCTACCAAAACACTAGAAGGGTCTACTTGCCCACTAGCTTTTGCTGAAAAAAAATCTCCCTCTGTAATTTTTTCAAATATCTTGTCATTTATGTTTGATATTTCTTTATCTCTAAATTCTTGCAAATTTTTTACTTCTTGTTCAGCTTGAATATTACTTGTAAAAGTCCTTTCACTTTCTGGTGCAAAAGGTACATTAGGATTACTTGCTACTGACATATCAGCTATTGATTGAAGTTGCAAAGATGGGTCAGTTGTTTGACCTGCTTGAAAAGGAGAAACTGAAGGAGAAAGTGCAGGAGTTGCTTGTACACTTCTTGTTAATTGATTATTATCTGGCAAAAAAGGTGACTCGCTTAAACCTAAATCCTGAACAGTTTGTAAATTGTTACTATTGCCACGATTAGCATCAGATACACCTAAAACTCTTGCACCACTTTCTTGCGTAAAAGAATTTGCTATTCTTATTGCTTCAGCTTGGCTGCTAGCATTAATTGGTTCGGTATATTGCCTTCCATCATTTCCTAATAATCTTATCTCGTATATTGCCATATTTATTTCTCAAAGAAAGGGTTGCTAAATGTTTGCCCTACTTGTTTTTTCTTCATTTTTGGCAAATCAGGTTGTACATAACTACCTAATACACTCTCTGACTCTTTAACAAAAGATTTTATCAAATCATCAAAATGTCCGAAAGCTGTAGGTATTGTTTTATCTGTTTTTCTTGCCATCTATCTCATCCCCGGTGGTAAGTCAGAGGTCGGTACTCTTCTGTTTCCTGTTCTAGCAGGAGAAGATATTTCTCTGGCTACCAAGTCTTGTTCTTGCAAACTACCCGGAATCACCGGTCTAGTATTAGTTTGCACTCTTTCTGCTTCAGATGCAAGTGTCCTTGCCGGCTGATTAGTCGTAGAGAACTGACCAGCGTTTGGTTGCTGGTTATAAATACTCTGTGCAATTTGATTAGCCTGCTCTCCACTTGTTTGACCACCACCGGCTGCTTCAACAATCTGTTGTAACAACGGAACTCTCTCTGCTGCTGCTTGCTGCAAAGCCATCTGTACTTGTTCTGATTTTAAGAATTGTTCTGCAAGTATCTTAGATTTAACTTCAAATGCATTTGATACACCTGCTTTTCTAAGTGCAGTATCATGGTCTGTAAATCCTGACAACCACAACTGGTTCCACAAGTTTAACTTTCTTTCCTGTTCTTCTGGAGAAGTAGGAGTAAGTTGCACCATGTTTACATAGTGACCTCTTATGTCGTTTGGTTTAATAACTGCATCTAATGGTCCAGTTTCTGTTTTTCCAAATACAGTTACCTTATCTTTAATTACATTTTCAACAATATTTAAAATAATTGAGTTTCTATTTTGCAGTCCTCTTTGTGCTGCTTCAACGTATGGACCAAAGTTCAAAGCTGCAATACCTGCTAAAACTGCTGTATGATAACCACTAGCAGCACCTTGTGGTCGTTCTCCCCTGACCACAGCAGGTGCTGTGTTTGCTTCAATAGATTGACTCATCATCTGTTGAGCAATATTAATTGAAGCCGGTGGCTCAACAACTCGTGATGGATTTATACTTACATTCTGTGGTACAAAGTTTTTTGCACCCGGTGTTTCTTCGTACATTTCCATTACTTGTTCTGTTATACCCGGTGGACCAGTAAAGTCTTTAGTTTGCCAAGCACTCTGTGCAACTATGTCAAGATATTGAGATGCAAGTCTTGACTCTGCTCTCATCATGTCAAAGTTGCCATGCAAGATTCCTCTATACAACTCTTCTGGTTTAACACCTTCTGTAAATAATCCTGTGTTAGGATGATAAATAGTAAATGGCAAAGTATTGTAACCATGTCGTTTAGGTTCAAGTGCCCACTTCTCATCAGCCATGTAAGCAACCTGTGAGTATGTCCATACTTCTACGAACTCTACAGTTCCTGTAAGTTTACCTTTCCAATTTGGAAAATGTGCATTTACCCATTCTGCTTCTACTTCGTAAAAATGTATTACCCATCTAGGGTTGGGACCATTGTTAGTATCCCAAACCATCATTTTAGGATTGACAGCACTTGATTGCATTGGAAAGTTTATATTTCTTTTGTCAAGTATGTCGTTTAGTTTTTCTTTATATTCTGCAATGTTTTCATCATTCTCTGGTGGTTCTGGAAACTCTTCCCATTTATTTGCAGCAAACTCTGTTTTCTCAAATGCAATTCCATAAAGTGCCATGTGTTTTGCAATCTCTCTTCTAGTTGGAGTAAATTGTTCAATCATGTGATTTGCACCTGTTAAAAACTTCTCCATGTTTTCTGCTCTTGCCTGACCCCTTGCTCCGGGAGCAGGTACAGATATGTCAATAAATTGTGGAGTAACGTGTGCAACTAGAGAGTTTACAACAGACTGTGCTGTTCCTAGTCTAAGCATTGTTCCTGTTTCAGGAATAGAGAAATCAAATCTGTTTAAATAAAAATCTTCTGACTCATTACAGTTATCATAAAATTCTCTAAACTTAAATCTTCCCTCTTTTAATTTTCCAATAACCCATTCTATTGATACAAATGGTTCATCAATAGGGTTGGCTGCTTCTCTAGCTATATCTTCTTCTGGCTTTGCTTCTTCTGATAATTGTCCGTATGTTGTAACCATATTATATGCTTCTTATAGTTTGCATGTAATCTTCCATTGATATACCTGCTTCTTCTAATTGTTTTTCTTTTCTAGCCTTCTTAACTCTTTGAAGTCTAGAATTTTTATTTATGTAGTTTGAATTTGCATTCATGGGTATGATTCCCGAAATAGAAGTAGGAATAAATCTGTCACCAGTTACTCCTTCCATTGCAGGGTCACAAGCCATCAATGATAAACATTCTGCATCCACCCAGTCATCATGTGCACCAGACACGTTATAAAAAGTGTGTCCTCTATTTGCACTTTCTTTATGCCCTATGTCTTCCAACTGACTTATCAGTTTAACCCAATTTTGGGGGAAAGACACAGTTTCCTTTTCTAAAGATATAGCATAATCTAGAAATAATTGATACTTTTTTTGTGGAGTAAAATTATATCCCACTACCGGAATACTCTCTTCCATCAGTTCTCTGTAAAGTACATCTTCTCCAAATTTACCACCAAGTCCTGTTGAATCCATATATATTTCCTCAATTCCCCATCTTACACTTAAAGCCTTAATTGTTTCTACCTGTAAAGACCAATCAGTCTTTTTTAATTCTACAACTGCAACCGACTCTCTAGTTTGCCTGTCTTTAACAATCATAACTGTAGGGTCATTAGTTCTTCCCAAGTCAAGTCCTGCAACATAGTGCCTTCCTTCTATTGGTCGTGCAAGTTCTACAGCACCTTTGGAATATGCAGCTTCAATGTTCGTAAAGAAGTTACCTGCACCCTCTGGTTGCTTTGCCATGTAGAATCTTTCCCATACAGCTTCTGTAAGTGCCTGTTTCTCATCTTCAATCTCTTCCCTGTCTTCTTGAGTTAATCCTGTATTATCAAATGTAGTTGCATGAAAATATGCTCTTCTTTTAGTTGGGTTCTCTCTTGATATCTTACAGTTTCTTGCAAACCAATGTTGCGTAGATTCTGGGGGAACACCTTCAACTATTGCTCTTCCTAATCTACCCGGAGAGTTTAGAGTAGGTCTTACCTTGCTCCATGCACCTTCTTTAATATCCTGTGCTTCAGCCATGTGTAGAAAATCTAATCCAACAGTCTGCAATGACTCTGGATTATCTGCTGACTTTAACTCCCAGAATACTTCTGTTCTGTATAGACCATCTGTTGTGCCGGCAGTATTTTTTAAATCTAACCATACATGTAAGTCATCTTGTTTAAATCCACCACCACGACCACCTGCCTGTCCTTTCCTTCTAGTCTTTCTTACATACTGTTCTGGAATAAATGTTTGCATCTCATTCCATACCTGAAGCATCTGTGCTCTGGTTGGTGCGACTGTCCATACATGAATCTCTGGAACTAGGTTAGCCTCTTTTGCTGTTAGTTGGTCTGTAGAATCACCAACAGTTACAGGAGTTGTGGCTGCTTTCTGTATTACATTCATAGCTTCCATTAAAGAACTTCTTGTCTTTCCAGCACGTCTTCCAGCCTGTACCCATTTTATTTTGGCATCTGAATCTACCATGTTCTTTTGCCACGGATAAAAATTATGCTGTATCAAATAACTTAACCTCTACTTTGCCATCCGGCTTATCCTCTTCAATTTCTGATGAATTCATTTCTACAAGTTTTCTCTGGTCAATAACTCTTAGTGCAAACTCGCTACCTTTGCCCTGTGCCTTTAAGTCTTCCATATGGAAATAGTTAATTATATCTGCGTACTGACCATATACCTGTTTTAAATCATCGTGTTTTATTCGGTAGGTATATTTACCATCGGCTCTTTCAGAAACAACAGGGTAGGCATTATCTTCTCTATACATGTCAAGATACTTTTTAAAACTTGGGGTCGTAATTATTTTTTTCTGGACACTCTCGTAATTAAATCCAAGCTCTTCGCATATTTCTTGTATTGCAAAATCTGATGAACCAAATGCCGGTAGTGCTAAATATATTCTTCTTAGTTGTCTAGTCCATTGATTCCAACAAGGTATTGCTTGAAGAACCTTTTCTTCTATGTATGCGTAACCTTTTTGTTTTGCCATGAAAAGTATTATACACCCCTTCTCTTAATAATCTCTACCCCATGTATTGCATGGCATTTTACACCCCCCTAAAGGGGGTGTATAAAAGTGCCACGCTGTATTTTACATATGTGGTCAACATATCTCAACGCTCTGACTACTACATATGATGTATATATAATGTCGTATGTGTATCGGTGCTACTCTTGTGGCTGTGGGAGTGTAGACTGCCACCATAATTTTATATTGCATATTAACAATACTATTTATAACTAATATTAATATTGTGTATGCTGTGTCATTGTACCCTTACATAGCATAAAAGATATAAATATTAACAACGCTTATGTATTGACACTTTAAGACTGTTTAAATGGATATTGCCCCCAAGTATAAAAGAAACAATATAAATACTTTTAATTATTTTCCAAGATTAATTATTTATTATTGCCTTTATTATTGTAATTATTATTAATTGTGGTAATATAAATTTACATAATTAAATTGTCATAGCAAAGGAGATAAAATGACAACATTAAAGATAAAAGTAGATTCTAAGGTTAAGAATCATACAGCAAGACAAGTGGAGTTCTTGAATCAATTTACAATAGCCTTCCTGACTTGGAAGGATATTAGCAAAGGTGGATTATTGCCGGATTCATTGGAGCAATGTATAGGAAATAAAGTTGATAGGAATACGAAAGATAAATTCTTTCCAGATGCTAAAAGGCAAATGGACTTTGAGAACCTAAACGCTGAAGGTTTTAATTCTGCAATTATGAATTATCCTAAATTGATGATTACACAGCCGGAACCAACAGGAGCCGGAATCAGCCACAGTCAAGAATCACTCTTCTTCTGGCACAAGAAAGAAGGAAAAAAGATGGTTCCACAGAATGAAAGATATGAAGAGCTTTTCAATTCTGACACAGTAGAAAACTTTTTACATAGTGTAAAAATTGAGATACAGCCTTTATTCAATGAGAACAGGAACGAGGGAGATTTGGCACATTATCGGGATTGGGACAATGCAATTCAAATCAAAGAAAAATTCCTACAACCTGACAACTGGGATACAAAAGGATTGCAGATTTTCGTCCACGAATTAGTTCACTTAGTCGGAGAGTATTGCAAGATTTCAAATTGTTCAGCAAAACAGCAACATAATAGAAGTTTTCAAGCGTTGGCAATGTCAATGAATCTTAGAACAGAATGGTTCAAAGATGCTAAAACATGTCATACATATGAACTAGATGAAGAATTTTATAACTGGTTCAATAAAGCTTTTGATGTAGACCATTTAAAGAAAAATGTTTTCAATGTAAGCACTAAGCAGAAGAGAAGAAGTGCATACAAGAAAAGAAGATTCTTTGTAAATGGTAAAGCATGTTGGACAGGTATGACAGGTTTTGATGATGTTATTGCCGGAGTTCATCCGGATGCATTAGAAGTTTTTAATTGTGTTTCAGCTTGTTCAGATGATAAACACTATTGCCAAAATTACGCTTAATAAATAAAAAAATTATGGGGGGTGTGTCAATGTACACTCCCCCCAAAAGGAGAAAAATAAAAATGATTACAACAATAAACGAAAATGACTTTATTCAAGCATTTAAAACATTTACGGGCTTAGACGAAAACTTCAGCCGTGAGGGATTACAAGCATTATTCAAATGGTATGAAGAGTACGAAGACTCAACAGGTGAACCAGTTGAATTAGATTGTATTGCGATGGCTTGCGATTGGACAGAATACGAAAGTGAATATCAAGTAGTTAATAATTACGATATGAGCATTAAAGGTGGGCTTGATGAAATTAAAGAAAAGACACAAGTAATTGAGTTCACAGGTTACAACCCAGAAACGAAAAGGTACGGAACTCATTACCTAGTAATGAATTTTTAATAAAAATAAATCAAGGGGGGCTAGAAATAGCCCCTCTTTTTTTTGTCCAATTTTGAACCTAAAATTTAGTGTACACTCCCACAACTCCACAGAAAACAGCCAAGCCAATACCATTACACCTTTATTATCAAAGAAATAATTCTCGTTGTAGTGTACATTCCCACTCCATTATATACATAATTATTTATTGCATATATTATTTAATAAACCATTTAGTTAAAGGAGAAAATAACTATGACACAAGAAATAATGAGAACCATAGACATCATGGGAGAACAGGGGAACGCATTCGCTTTGATTGGCTATGCCAAACAATGGGCAAGACAATTAGACAAAGACCCAAAAGCCATTGAGCAAGAAATGATGAGTGGCGATTATATAAACTTGCTTAATGTAATTGAAAGGGAATTTCCATTTGTGGAACTGGAAGGCAAAGAGGAGTATTTGGAAATGTATGGTTAAATAGTTAATAGTAGGGGTGTACACTCGTACACCCCTATTTTTTTTTGTTTAAGTTCAGAGTGTACACTACCACTTATTTTATTTTTCGGGTTATTGATGATTGATAGTATGTTGCAGAATCAAAAAAATATTTTAGGGAAAATGTACACTACCACACACCCCCTTTACATAAAATATTATTGCTTTTATTATTGATTATGTCATTATAAATTAGCAAAAGGAGAAACGATGACACAAGAAACAAACATACACCCAAGCCAACAAGGGAGATTAATTAGTATAGTTAAAAAAATTATTCTAATTGAAAAATTAAAACTTGAATTAAAGTTAACACCAAAAGAGGCGTTGGGTTTAATACAGCAGATTAGAAAAGAAATCAAAGATGTGCAGAGAGCATTAAAAAATACTATTAGGTTAGGTTCTCCATTCGGTAAATATGGGCATTATGACAGGTGGTTGGCACTTTCAGGTTTAAATCCTGATAACTTTGATATCAAAGTAAAAGGGGGTAAATAATCATGGCAGTTAAAAAAACAGAAGTTGGAACAATGATTACAGGTAGGCATATTGGTTTATTCAGATTGGAAACCATGTTGCTAGGTTTAAAACTAGAAATTGAAACAGAAGGTCGCATGAGATTAACAAGGGGTAGAAGTTGCTACTCCAGAATCAAAAGCGAATTTGGTTTCAAGGGCAACAAGCAGAAAGTTTACAATCAGATGCAAGACTACATTAACGAAAGAAAAGCCAAAGAAGATAATGATGTCTATGGAAATGTACACTAACACTCCTTTGCAACAAGTTAGGGGGGATGGGTAAAACCATCTCCCTTTTCTTTTTTGTAAATCAATGGAAGTGTACAAGCCCCTTCCCTCGCAGTAAAAAAGGAATTTTTAAGAACAAGAGAAGGGGAAGTTTAAAGGAGATTTTAACTTTTACAGTTAAAACCAATTTTTGATAAGCGATTCTCAAAACACTTATCAATAAATATGATGAGCAAAATGATTGAATCTTTAGGTGTCGCATACCATTTTAAAAAACATTTCTTTTTTCTAGACTTTAGAAACGCTTTATCCTAAAGCATTTTGTTTTTGACATCTCAATCTATGCCAAAGGCACCAATCTTTTGTGCGTAATCAACAACGCCCATGATGAAACTCATCAATAAATAAGTGATAGAGGGATTGGTAGTTTCAGTTCTACTCCACTTGAAAAACTAGGTAATTCTCTATCTGATTCCCTAATAAATCCTACAATAAAATAAAATGTTGGTATCGGATTGGATTTGGGTTTTTTGCCAATCAAGTAACATTGAGGAATAGTGCTTAATTACCCATCTGTTTTACCTCGTTACATCTAGCTTAGTATGACCTCATCATTTGACATCGGTTCATTGTAAGCCAAGCATTGTTCTCTATTATGCTGAACAATTCTGCCACGCAAGTTGTATCCATTAGCCTCATTTCAACAACCCACCAACATAAATAAATAATACCATAAGTATTTAAGTAAACAACCCCCTGTGTGTCTGTGTACACTAGCACTATATTTGTTTTTAGATATATTCATGACTGATTGTACCTAAAGTAGTAGAATTTAAAATAGTATATTAGTGTACATTGCCACACACAGCTTTTTCTTGCATAATATTTTTAGTAACATCTTATGTATATATGTCATTAGTGAAAGGAGAAATATGACTAGAAAAAAAACAAAACCAAATTATTTTGAACTGCATCAAGCAAGTGGCAAATTCTTTTTGGTTCATCCACAAGGATTTGATTTGATTACAAGTAAAGCAGTTGAAAACTGGGATGTTGTAATCGCAGAAACTTCAGATGGAAAGGAAAAATTATTAAGTAATCAAATTTGGAATACAGATTTTGTTTACGAATTAGGGTTAAGTGAAGAAGGTGTGAAAGAGGCAAATAAAGATTTAAGAAGGTTTATGGAAGGTGTGGTTCCACACTTTAGAGAACATCTTAAAGAACAGAAGAAAATGGTTTTGAAAACTCATAAAGAACATAATCAGGCTCAACTAATTTATCTTCATTACATAGTAGATAGGGATGAAAAGGAATTTTATTTCAATAAACAAAGTTACATTGCCATCCAAGAAAATATAAAGGATGGACAATTTACGAAATTGGAATGGGGAGAAAATGAAGGAAAGCATGGAAGGTACATTGATTTTAGGGTAATGATTTATGATGATGAATCTCAAAATATTATTTGCTCTGAAAGATTACAAGACCAACTGGATGCACAAGATGGTGGGGTTGAATGGTTACAGGAAAAAATGAATGGAGCCATTAACGAACAAGTTGATGTGAACGATAAACCAACTGATTGGATTTGGACTAAAGGGTACAACCTATCAGAAAAACCAACAAGCTAAAAACTAGGGGGGTGTACTCACCCCCCATACAAAAATAAAGGAGCAGAAATGCCAAGAAATGAAGAATCCATTTTAATAAGACCAGACTCTAAACATAGAGTTACTTATTATCTTGGACAACAGACTCTTAACAGAGTTGACTATCTAGCCGAAACGATGAGTACACCCAAAAGTTCGGTTATTGATAAAGCAGTAGAGGTGTACACAGACTTAGTAGTCAAAGAACAAAATAGAAATGAGAGGAAAAAAGATTATGGCACAAGTTAAATTAACAGAGAACAAGAATAAATACTGGGCTGGTAAGGGAAAAGAATCTATTGTATTTGATACAAGGTCTTTGGTAATTAACAGCATAGATTTTAAGAATGATAAAAGAGGTGATGTTGCGATTATTACTTTTATGGAAGAGTTAGTTTGCGACAGGCAATCTTTATCAAATAGTTGGACTGCATCTTTTGATGCTTACGCTAATAATGAGCCGGCTCTTAAAAGTTTGAATAGAGGTGATACTTGCAATGTTGAACTAAGGTTAAAAACTGGTGAACCGATGTGGCAAGAAATAAATTTCATATCAGGTGCAGTAGAAGGTAATGCAGTAATTAGTGAGGCTGTGGAAACGCACACTCCCACACAATCTGTGGAACCACAGGAAGAGGTAGGAATACCTGAAGAACCTAAAGTTCAAGAAGTTAGTGAGGATGTACACCAACAACCCGAAGCTGAATTTAGATTTCCAATCCTTTACCATGATAGAAAGAATCTTTCTATTCAAAGGCAACAATCAATTAAGTTTGCTTTGGAATTTTTAGATAATTTGGCAAAACATAAATTAGAGCCTGATGGACAGATAAATTATACTCAATTTATTGAAGTTTCTGATTTTATATGGCATGGAATCCAAGAACTATGGAAAGACATTCCAAGAGAAGTAGATAATTCTGAAAAGTAGTTTTTAGAACTGTCCATACTGGGAAATTTCCCATTCTAAAAAAAATGGTATTTAGTATGTGGAGATTGGAATAAAAATAATCAACTGATTGTTTAGTTTAGAATCTAATCTCCACAGCAGAAAGGAAAATATGAAATATGTAGTAAGTAGGGCAAGTGGTGAATGTGTTTGTGGACTCAATGGATGCCCAAATGAAATTAATGAGGCTGAAGTAAACGAAGGATGTATGAATCGTCTAGTATTGCTTGATGATAATGATGAGATGCTAGAGTTCAACTCACTAGGAGATGCGTATAACTATCTTAGTGTACACATCCCCACCGATAGGTTAAATGAAGAATTAAGAGATAAAATAATTAGTATAGACCCAATGGAGTTTGAGTAATGAATAAACCTGAAATGGCAAAAAAATATATTGAATTAGGAAGAAGTATAATTCCTTTAAAAGCTGACGATAAGAAACCGATTGGCTCATGGACAAAGTATCAGACTGAAAGAATGTCCCCTGATGAAGCCTTTAATTATTTTACAAAGAACCCAGATGCAAATATGGGAATGGTAACAGGAGAAATCTCTGGTATATCAGTAATTGATATAGATGGCAAAGAAGGATTTGATGCATTGAACGATGCAAAGATTAGATTGCCAGACACAACAATAGTAAAGACACCACGAGGTTGGCATTACTACTACAAGTACAATCCAGAATTAAAACAGGGTGCCAATAGATTAGAAAAAGTTGATATCCGAAATGATGGTGGATATGTAGTGGTGCCACCTAGTGAGGTTGGTGGTGTACCCTACAAGAGAGCAGAGCATTCTGTAAATAAGGTATCAGAGTTCAAAGGCTCTGTACCCCAAGAATTTATTGGGGGTGTACACTCACCTCAAACCTCCAAGTTAGTAAGTGCAAGTGAAATAGAAAGACCCAAATGGGTGGCAGAAGCCTTAAAGAATGGTGTTGAGAGTGGTAGAAGAAATGATATCGCAACAAGACTATGTGGTTACTTTCATTCAAAGGGGATTGGGAAGGACATAATCCTTACAATGCTTTCTGAATTTGCATCCAAGTGTACACCACCCATACCACAGAAAGAACTAGAAGATATTATACTTTCTGTTTCAAGATATTCGCAGACTAGCGTAATTTCTTATCAGGGAAATGTAGTTCCGGCACCATTAATGGATGCATCTAATGACAGAATTAGGTCATTTATTTGGAGTGATTGGGGATTAAAACTATCAGCAGAAAGCATAAAGAAAACATCAAGAGGTATTGAATGTAAGTTAAATATATCTTCAACAGAACAAGGACATTTATATATTGGAAGATTAAATTTACATTCTGCATCACAGAAACAGCAGTTCGTTAGAGATTTAAAGGGTAGAGCAGAATATGATTGGGGTGGAATTATAAATCATGTGGCAAAACTGATTGAAGATTCAGTAGATGCACCGGAAGAGATTGTGGATTTAAGCAGGGTGAAAGAAAAACAGGAAGACCCATTTCTAGTTTATCCATTCATGAGGAGCAACAATCCTGTGATTTTATATGGTGATGGTGGTGAAGGTAAATCTACTTTTGCAATAGGAGTTGGATTATCAATCGCTACTGGACAATCGTTTATTCCAGACTTGGAACCAACAACCACAGGCAATGTAATGTATCTTGATTGGGAGCAAGAAGCTGAAGATGTAGCAGATGTGATGAAGAAACTTTGTGCCGGAAAGGGCATTAAAATCCCTTCAGAACGCTTTTTATATAGAAGAATGGTTGGTAGCCTAGCCGACCATGTAGAGAGTGTACACAGGGACATTATTTCTAATGACATTAAAATGATTATCATAGATAGTCTTGTGGCAAGTAGTGGGGGTGATGTGAATGACTCTGAAACAGCCAGAATTTTATTTAATTCGGTCAGGGCATTTAAAGTATCTGCAATTATTATTACTCATATATCCAAAGCTGATGAAGGCAAACCATTTGGAAGTATATTCTTTTGGAACTATGCAAGAAATGTTTGGATGTTGGCTAAATCCCAAGATGGTGGGGTGAAAGATTCGGTAATAGGATTGTTCCACAGAAAGAGCAACAGGAATATGTTATCGGCACCATTGGGGTACAGCGTTGAATTTACAGATGATTCAATAAAATATGAAGAGGCTGATTTACAGGATGAGCCGGACTTATCTATAAAGACAACAATCGCAGACCAGATTGAAGGTGTGCTGAAGAGATTGGGTTCTGCAACAGTTAAAGAAGTTGCCGATGAATTGGAAAAGACAGAAGGTCAAATAAGAAAAGAACTCAACAGAAAGTCTAAAGGTAGAGATATAAGATTTGAACAGGAGCATGGCAAATGGCAATGTGCCACGCAAGTGCCACGCAATGTGCCACGCACCAGTAATGGTGTACACGAGGCAAGTCCCCCCCCTAAAGGGGGGGAGAACCTTGCCTCGCTTAACATCAACAATAAAGAAGAATTAGAAAGCGTGGCAAATGATAGATTGAAGGAGATATTAGGGGAATGACAAAACCACACATATCACAATCACAAGTAAATAAATATTTAAAATGTGGACTTCAATATAAATACCATTATATTGATAAGAAAAAGAAACCATCTAATGGCTACATGCTAAGAGGTAGTGCAATAGATAATAGTGCGAATGTACACTTCCAAAACAAAATTGAAGGTGGCAAAGGAGTATCATCAAGTCAGTTCGTAGATTATGCAGTCAACTATCATGATGAAAATTCTAAAGATGTTGAGTTTGATATACCAAAAGATAAATCAAAAAATGCAGTAGCAGAACTTTCAGCAGTATATTATGAAGGCTTTGGAATGATGGAGCCATCAAGCGTTCAATTAAAACTTGAACAAAAATATGATGATGACTTAGATTTTATTGGATATGCAGATATGTGGTTTCCGGATAAAAGTTTAGTCTTGGACAATAAAGTTTGGATGAGAGATAAAAGAGCAAATCCAGACTTAACCAAAGATATTCAGATGGTTAAATATGCAGAGATACTGGGAGCAAAACAAGTTGGATTATCAGTAGTTACATATGTAAACAGGGTTCCTAAAGTTAAATTAATAATTCAGGACATTACACAAAAAAATATTGAAGTTGTCAAGAGGAGAATAGATAAAGCTGTGGAAGGGATTAGAAAAGAAGTGTACACCCCACCAGACCAATCAGTTTGGTGGTGTTCAGAGAAATGGTGCCAACATTGGGATGAGTGTGATTTTGGGGGAGTGTACACATGAGGTTCATGGACACAGATAAACAGGAAAAAGTTAAGGTACATTTAAGGAATTTACAGAGTCGTATGACAGAACTATACGAAAAAATAATTGTTAAAAATGCAACTCATTTTGAAAATCCAGAACTCATTGATGAGTATGAAGGGTTAGCAGAACAGTTTCATAAAGACGATTTTGATTTGAGGCAAATTGGATTGACAGGATGTATTCACGATGATGTTTGCCCAGAGTATGTGGTTTGCTGTTGCAACTGGTGTTCAGCTTTAGGACTCTGGAATGAAGAATTAAGAAAAGCAGAAAGGAAATATAATGGCACAAGTTAAAAAATATTGGGTTGAAGAGTGGTCGCAAGATACAAGGCATTTTC